ACAGTAACTGGAAGTTATAATATTGCATTTGGTAAAGAGGCAGGAAATAAAATAACAAGTGGTACTCATCAGATAATGATCGGACACTTGGCAGGTGCATGTAAGAGTTGTGCAGTAGAAGGTACTGTTTTAATAGGTCGTGAAGCTGGTTTATGTAATGATGGAAATATGAATATTTTCATTGGTTGCCAATCAGGAAAATCTGCAGATGGTGGTGGTGGTAATATTGGTTTAGGTCCCAAAGCATTAGAAATTAACCATGGTAATTACAATATCGCTATTGGGTTTGGAGCTCAGAGTAGTTGTATCTCCAGTAGTGTTGGTAGGATTATCGCTATTGGATGTAATGTATCAGTCCCTTCATTACACACATCATGTCAACTTGTAATCGGTCAATCTTCAAATAGTTGGATTGTTGGTAATTGCGACTTTAACGTTGGTATCGGAACTACAAATCCAAACGCAGCAGTAACTTCAGGAAATACTAAGAAGTTATCAGTTGGTATTCTATCTGCCTATCAACTTTATGGTGATGGTTCAAACTTAACTAATCTTCCTGCTGCTGGATTCGAAGCCGACTCAAGATGTAACTTATTTGCCGGATTTGGTTCAGGTGTCACTGCAGGAGTTGGAACAGATAAGAACATTGTGATGGGATTCTGTTCAGGATATAACTTAAATGGTGCTGTAGGAAATATATTTATGGGATGTTATATTGGTGTGAATGCCAGTGGAAACTATAACATTGCATTTGGTAGAATGTCAGGTCTCTGTCTAACAACAGGATCTTCAAATATTTTAATGGGTGTTGGTTCTGGTTTTCAAATGACAACTGGTCAAAGAAACATTGCCATGGGTACTGGAAATTTAGAAGATGCAACAGGTTCTGATTATAATATCGCTATAGGTTATGAAAATGCTACTGTAAATGATGTAACAGGTGAGCAGAACGTATTTATTGGTCAACAAAATGCACGTCGTATTACTTCTGGATGTTGTAATACTGTTATTGGTCAGTGTAATGCTGATTGTCTTTCAACAGCAAATTGTAACGTTCTAATTGGTAGAAAGGTAGTTGCAACTGGTGAATTTACTGGTAATGATAATGTCTTCTTGGGTCAGTATGTGGCATCCACAGCTACTTCAGCTGATTATAATGTGATGTTAGGACATTGCACAGGAAAAAATCTGACCTCTGGTACTCATAATATTGCACTTGGTCAAGATGCGATGGGTGCTGGTACAATAAGTGGTACTCATAATATTGTCATGGGTAATAAGGCAGGTAATTGTATAGCAAGTGGTTCATACAATATTTTCTTTGGACGTTATGCAGGATCCACTAATTATGGAACTCGAAATATTGCAATTGGTTGTCAGGCAGGAATGCATGCATCTGGTGGTCAAAATGATAACGTTTTTGTTGGAACTTATGCTGGTTGTTGTGCTAAATCATATAGAAATATTGCTATTGGACATCAAGCATTAAAAAAATCTACTTCTGGTGGATGTAATGTTATAATCGGAGATACCGCTGCCTGTGCTGTAACCTCTGGTTGTTTTAACTTGGTGTCTGGATTTAAAGCAGGATTAAGTATTTCAAGTGGAAGTTGTAATATATTTTTAGGTAAATGTGCAGGTAATACAACTACAACAGGTGATAGAAATATTGCGATTGGTCATGATGTAGAACTTTCAACTGCCACAGGTAGCAATCAGTTAGGAATTGGTAGTGGAACAGATCTTTGGATAGAGGGTGATAGTTCTTACAATGTTACTCTATCTGGTATTGCTACAGTTTATAGTGCTACTGGTATCGTAAGTGCCACTAAGTTCTGTGGAGATGGTTCCGCACTGACTGGCATTAGTGGTGGATTCGAGGTTGATGCTTGTATTAACTTAATCACAAGTAATACTTGTTCTGGATGTAACCTTGATGGAAGTAATGCTTCTCATCAGGCAAGAGATAATGTCTTTATAGGATGTTGTGCTGCTAAATCTGCAACTTATACACACAACAGCATAATGATTGGTGCTTGTGCAGGTCAAGATGTTACTGAGGGTTCATATAATATTTTCTTTGGTGATCGTGCAGGTTGTAGCACCACCACTGGTAGTAATAACTTCTTCCTTGGATACCTAGCAGGTATGAATTACACGGGAAGCACGAGCAATAATATTGCCATAGGTAAGATGGCGGGTAGATCAGCTACTGCAGGAAATAATAATATTTTAATGGGTGAAGACATCATGGGTGATGGTGGTTCTTCGGGTGGTGGCAATATAATGATCGGAAAAAAGGTTGCTGGTGCAGACGTGTGTAGAACTTCTGGATCTGCTGCTAACGTTTTCATAGGTAGATATACAGCATTCTCTCATACTTCAGCGGGATGCAACGTTGTGATAGGTGAAAAATCTGGTTATAGTCTATCATCAGGTCAAAAAAATATTATATTTGGTTTTAATGCTGCTAAATGTGGAGCTTTAAGTGGAAGTGACAACATCTTGTTAGGTGCCTGTTCTGGTTGCAATTTAAGCTCTGGTGGTAGTAATATCATCATAGGAAAACAAGCAGGTGTATGTGTAACCTCCCATAGTTACAATGTCATCGTAGGTGGTCTTGCAGGATGTAAAGTTGCCAATAATTATAATACAATATTGGGTTTTGGTGCTGGAAGAAATACTACCTCCGCAACAGGAAATACATTCCTAGGAACCTATGCAGGTAAATGTAATACAACAGGTGAAAATAACACTTTCATAGGTAGATATGCTGGAGGTTATTCTACATCAATTACAGGTGATTGTAATATTATAATTGGTCGTGCCACAGTGTTACCCGACGCAACAGCAGATAAACAATTAACCATAGGTCATGGTTCTGATTATTGGGTTTCTGGTGATAGTTCTTATAATGTTACTCTTGCTGGCATTGCGACTATATCATCTGCTACTGGTATCGTTAGTGCTACTAAATTCTGTGGAGATGGTTCTGCACTCACCGGTGTTGGTGGAGCTATAGGTGTATCAACTAGTTCAGATGGAATTGCTCAAGAAACCTATGTTGGTACAGGTATTACTAACTTTAATTTTGTTGGAACTGGTATTACTGCTTCAATAACAAATACGACCACAGGTAATGTATTCATACCATCTGCAACTAGAACTACAAATCGATACATCGCAACAGCAAACCAAACAACATTTGCAGCAGTTTATACAGTTGGACATGTTGATGTGTTCTTGAATGGTATCAAATTAGATGGTCAAGATGAATTTACAGCAACAAACGGAACTAGTGTAGTTTTAACTGATGGTGCAACAGTAGGTGATATTGTAGAAATTGTGGCACAACAAATCTCTGCTAATCTCAGTCTTTCTGGATTATCTAATATTGTTGAAGATGTAACACCGCAATTGGGAGGCAACCTCGATGCTAATGGAAAAGATATTACTGGAACTGGTGATATTAATCTTAGTGGTATTGCAACCATGACAAATGGATTTACAAGTGGAACAGGGGGAGCAGTTAAAATAAGTGTTACAGGATCAAATTTAGTATTTACCGTTGACGGAGTTGGTAGTGCTACTCTAACCCTCTCATAATGGCTTTATCTAGATCTCAAAGAAAAACAAGATTGTCAGCCGATGTGGCTAGAGTGGTGAGTGTTGATCTTACTAATACAAGAGTTGGTATTGGTAGCACTTTACCCAGAACAACTTTAGATGTTTCTGGTAATCTAAATGCAACAACGGTAATTTCAAAGAATGCAGGATATGTGGGAACTGCAAATAGTGCAACGTCATTCAGTGACACTCCGAGTTTTACAGGAACAGGAATTGTAACTGCATTTAGTTTTACGGGGATAGGGAGTGGTATATCTGGTCTTGGTTTTACATCAATTGCATTGATAGTTGATAAGAAAGAAAGAAGTACGAATGCTGGAACATTTACAAGTGGTGCAGATAGAACTAGAGATTTAAATACAATTATATACAGTGGAGGATTTGAAGATGCGAGCACAGAAAAAATTGTTACTCTAGATCCATATGTTAGTAATCAGTTTAATTTAGGACCTGGTGAATATATAATAGAGTGGAGTGCTCCGGCATTTCGTATTGATAATCACATGTCACACTTGTATCAATCTGGAATAGGTGCAACTGGTGTAGGCATAAGGTCTGTTTATGGAATAAATTCATACAATCAAGATGCTAATTTATATTATACAACTCATTCAACTGGTATGGCATATACTTCTCTTTCTGATACTGGATATTATGAAATTAGGCATAGATGTTCAGGCACTCGTGCTAGTTATGGACTCGGAATATCTAATTGGTATACAGGTGGTGCTGTTGCAGGTGATGATATACATGCATACTATACTACAGTTAAAATTTCTAAGTTCTAATGGGAATAACAAGAACATTATCTAATTTAGCTTCTATAATTACCACAGACGTTGGTAATTCAAGAATTGGTATTGGAAGCACATTACCAACTGAAAAATTAGACGTAGTTGGAATTACAAGTGTTGGTGTTGGTAAAACAGTTGCATTTACAGGAATTTTAAATGCGACTGCAAATTCAGTTAATTATTTGGATACCACTGATTCAATTAATACCTCTTCAGATATAACAGCGACAAATTTTATTGGAATTGGAAGTGATTTAATAGGAATTGGATATACAGCAGTAGCAATTCTAAAAGATATAAAAGATAATGAACATGGGGGTAGTTTTACAAGTGGTGCTTGGAGAACAAGAGATTTAAATACTGCCCAGAGACTTACTGCTATGGGAGGATCTTTAAGTAATAATGAATTTACACTTGCGCCAGGAACATATGTTATAGAATTTGATTGTCCAACAGTATATGTAAATTATTCAAGTACTCGATTATATAATGTAACCGCAGGTGAAGAAGTCGGTGTTGGTGCAACTAATAGTTTATGTCAACAAGGTTATATAAGAAATGTAACCTACGTTGGTATGAATCGTATTTACCAAAAAACCTCAAAGATTATTTTAACAGCAGCAACAACATTTAGAGTTGAACATCAATGTTCTTATTCCTTTAATGATGTTGGATTTGGTTGGAATTATAGTGATTCTCCGAACGGAAATTACTACACCATGGTTAGAATTTATAAGGGAAATTAATGGGAAGAACACGTAACATTGCAAATTTAGTATCAAAAGATTTAATATCTATTGATACATCTGGTAATATTGGAATTGGGTCTCAAATTCCAACAGAAAAGTTAGATATCGTTGGAGTTGTGACATCTACCTCAGTTGGAACGGATCATTTTCCTGGTGGTGTGACTTCAACAAAATCAACTTCAAATTTAAATACCACTGGAATTGTAACTACAACAGGAATTTTATTTGGAAATGGTTCAGCAATAGGTGGTATTGGGTATACTGCATTTGCCTCTATACAGCATAGAACAACAGCCAATGGTGGAAATCCAGGTGGAGGTGGTACATGGAGAGTGAGACAGTTAACAGAGATAGTTGATGATCCACATAATATTGTTACATTAAATACGAGTACAGATAAATTTACCTTAGGTCCAGGTAGATACGTAATGCTATTTCAACAAGCACATCTAAGATGTCATTTTATTAAAGGTGCAATACTTGATGTAGACGAAAGCATAGTTTATGAAAGTGGTAATTTGTGGAGTCAGCAAGGAACTTATTACGGTGATGCAGTGACTACAGGAATTACTCCTGTCCTAACAGTATCATCCGGAACTAAAGATTTTCAACTATTATATTGGAATAATTATTATGGTCTTTCCATACAATTAGGTAATGATAATAATTTTTATACTTATGGAAATGTTTATGCAAACGTATATATACTAAAAGGAAATTTATAAAAAAATGGCTATTGCTGCAACTTGTGATATACCACGAGCTCTTGAAAAATTAGGTTTAAATCATTGTCAATATGGTTTAACTCAAAGTGTTCCTCCACATAGTATTCGATGGTGGGACTGTGTTGATCCACAACCAACAGATGATGAAATAAACAACGCATGGTATACAATACCAGATACATCATATATTGATAAAAGAATAGGATTCACAACAACCGATGGTTATCCAGCAATAAGTGATCAATTAGATCAATTGTATCATGACATGACAGACGGTAAATTAGGAGTTGCTGCCACTACAGGTTCATGGTACGTTGGAATAACTAGTGTAAAAGAAAGATACCCAAAACCATCATAAAATAAATAAATATGTTAGAACTATCATAAGCATGAAAAAGTGTAAATCTGGTTATTACTATTGCAACACTGATAAAAAATGTAAACCAATTCCCTCAGGATATAGAGTTGGGTTTGGGGGATATTTGAGGCAGGAAAAAAGTAATGGTAAAAAGAATGGTAATGGAAATGGTAATGGAAATGGTGGTAATGGTAATGGTAATGGTGGCAATGGCAATGGCAATGGTGGATCTAACGGTGGTGGAAACGGAGGAGGAATGAGTGAAGGTTCTCTTCATAAATGGTTCAAAGGTTCGAAATCCAAAGACGGAAAAGGTGGTTGGGTTAATGTAGTTACAGGTGGAACCTGTGCAAGTGATGAACCTGGTGAGGGTACACCCAAATGTGTCTCTTCTGCAAAGAGAGCGAGTATGAGCAAGTCAGAAAGATTATCTGCTGCTCGTCGCAAAAAGAAAGCAGATCCTGGTCAACAATCTAAAACTGGTGCTGCAAAACCAACATACGTATCAACTGATAGTCCAAGGAAAAAGAAAATGAAAAAGGAACATTTTGATTGGAGAAGTGAAATGGAACTCACTGAGTCTGATAAGAAAGGTAAAGGCAGTGGTACAAAAGATGCCTGTTATCATAAAGTCAAGTCAAGATATTCTGTATGGCCATCTGCGTATGCATCAGGTGCATTAGTTAAGTGTCGTAAAGTAGGTGCTGCAAATTGGGGTAATAGCAGTAAGAAAGAGGAAGTAGAATTAACACTATTCCAAAAACTTCAGGAAAAATGTTGGAAGGGATATGAAAAGAAAGGTATGAAGACAATGTTTGGTAAGAGGTATCCAAACTGCGTAAAAAAGGAACAAGTTGAAAGAGATGAGTATGGTGACCCGATGGGTGGACCAAAGATAACAGATAAACAGAAAAAGAAAAATTTAGCAAAGAACGAACCAGACAAACAACATACTACAGATACCTCTGAAGGTATGGCATATGGAATTACCAGAGGATCAGGTCAACCATCAGGTCAAATGGCAGCATTTGGTAAGAAGAAAAAAGAAAATCCATATTCAATAAAAAATAAATTGAAGATGGTGATCAAATCAGTTGCTGAAAAAGAAAGAGCAAAGGCAGGTGTAACAAAAGAAGATGTTATACCAGAGGCAAAGTATGAGGCAGGTGCTTCAACTTATGGTAAAGCAACAATTAGAAATAAAAGAAAATTTGGAACATCTGGTGAGTTACCTGATCCGTTGACTGGAAAGAAGATTACAAAAGATGCGACAAGAGGTGAGTTAATTACTAAAAGAAGAGAGGAACATAAGGCAAAACGTGGTATGAAAGAGGGAGTTGGTATTACCACTGATGGTACCACTGCAATGGAAAAAGCAAAAAGAGAAGCAGAACTTCGTAAGAAAGAGCAGGACGCTGTTGCTAAGAAGATGAAGAAAGAGGAGACAGTCACCATACAAGATGCTAATGGTAATGATTTTGTTAGAGTAATAGATGTTATAACTTCAAAAGAGGTTATGTCTGATTGGAGAAAAGAACTTAGTGAAGATGATATGAAAGGTATGAGTGTCAAGTCAGGACACAAAAGACCTACAAAATCTGGTGCTGGTATGACACAAAAAGGTGTTGAAGCATATCGTCGTAGAAATCCTGGTTCTAAATTAAAGACTGCTGTAACCACAGAACCATCTAAGTTAAAGAAAGGTTCTAAGGCAGCAAATCGTAGAAAGAGTTACTGTGCAAGAAGTGCAGGTCAGATGAAGAAGTTTCCAAAGGCAGCAAAAGATCCAGATAGTAGATTAAGACAAGCACGTCGTCGTTGGAATTGCTGATAAATCATGACTGATAATGTATATCTTGGTAATCCTAATTTAAAAAAAGCAAATACACCAATTGAGTTTTCGCAAGAAAATATTATTGAATTCATGAGGTGTAAGCAAGATCCTGTTTATTTTGCAAAAAAATATATTAAGATTGTTTCCCTTGACGAGGGACTGACACAATTTCATCCATATGATTTTCAAGAAACTTTAATTAAAAGATTTCATGAGAATCGTTTTAACATATGTAAAATGCCAAGACAGACTGGTAAATCCACCACATCTGTTTCATATCTTTTACATTATGCTGTTTTTAATGATAGTGTAAATATTGGTATTCTTGCAAACAAGGCAGCAACTGCTAGAGATTTATTAGGTAGATTGCAAACTGCATATGAGAATTTACCTAAATGGATGCAACAGGGTATAATATCTTGGAATAAAGGATCACTGGAGTTAGAAAATGGATCAAAAATACTCGCTGCAAGCACGTCTGCTTCTGCTGTCAGAGGAATGTCTTTCAACATTCTTTTTCTGGATGAGTTTGCCTTTGTTCCTAATCATATTGCTGACTCATTCTTTGCCTCAGTATATCCTACTATCACTTCTGGTAAAAACACCAAAGTCATAATGGTTTCAACCCCTCACGGGATGAACCATTTTTATAGATATTGGCATGATGCAGAGAGAGGTAGAAATGAATATGTTACAACAGATGTTCATTGGTCTGAAGTGCCAGGTCGTGATGAAGCATGGAAAGAACAAACAATTGCAAACACATCAGAACAACAATTTAAGGTTGAGTTTGAATGTGAGTTTCTTGGATCGATTAATACTTTGATAAATCCTACCATATTAAAAAATATGGTGTATGATTCTCCAATTACAAAAAATGCTGGATTAGATATCTATGAAAATCCAATTAAAGATCATAATTATATAATTACTGTTGATGTGGCAAGAGGTTTGGGAAATGATTATTCTGCATTTATAGTTTTTGATGTCACTCAGTTTCCATATAAGGTAGTTGCAAAGTATCGAAATAATGAAGTTAAACCAATGTTATTCCCAAATGTAATATTAGATGTTGCAAAAGGTTATAATAACGCATACTTATTAGTTGAAGTAAATGATATTGGTGATCAAGTTGCAAGTATTCTTCAATATGATTTAGAATATGAAAATTTACTTATGGCATCTATGCGAGGACGAGCAGGTCAAGTTGTGGGACAAGGATTTTCAGGAAAGAAAACACAATTAGGTGTAAGAACTACTTCAGCAGTAAAAAAATTAGGTTGTAGTAATCTTAAAACTATGATTGAGGATAGTAAGTTATTAACTTGTGATTATGAAATCATATCTGAATTAACCACATTTGCACAAAAACACAATTCATTTGAAGCAGAAGAGGGATGTAATGATGATTTAGCAATGTGTTTAGTTATATTTGCATGGTTAGTTGCACAAGATTATTTTAAAGAAATGACTGACAACGATATAAGAAAAAGAATATATGAGGAACAGAAGAATCAAATAGAACAAGATATGGCACCGTTTGGATTTATTGCTGATGGATTAGATGATGAAAGTTTTGTCGATAAAGATGGAGATAGATGGCACTTAGATGAATATGGTGATCGTTCATACATGTGGGATTACCAATGAAATATCATCTATACGATACCAATCATATACATCAAGGAACTTTTGATTCAGTTGAAAAACTGAGAAACTTTTTATGTGATAGAAAGTATAATACAAATTGTGATTTTGATCTATCATGCACTTTTGATTATATAAAATCAATTAAATGGTATTTTGATATTGAAGAATGAACTTTGATGATCAATTAGAATTAGAGCATCTACTTTTTACAGAAAGAAAATGTAGGTCATGTGGTCAGGTAAAATGTTTAACAGAGGATTTTTATTTAACCAGAAAAAATAGAAGAATACCATCTGCATATTCTTATGAATGTAAAGAGTGTACAATTGATCGTGTTAAAAAAAAGAAAAGAAAAACAAAAGAGTGGGAGTATCCTGATTGGTAGTTCATGCATAGTTTCCCCAATGTAAAAAGGGTTTTTAATAAATAATTTTAGCAATCTGAGAGTCGGAGTTTTAAGATGCCCATCAATTTAGCATCTCCTGGTATATTAATTAGAGAAGTTGATTTAACTATTGGTAATGTAGATCCAACAACAGGCAAAATAGCTGGTATAGTTGGACCTTTTGAAAAAGGACCAGTGGGTGACCCAACAC